CTTCGATCCCAATTATCATACACCGCGATTAACCCCTCTTTGTCTTTAATGCCTTTACGACAATATTCAAAAGGTAGGTGTGTGTAACCGATCTTTTCACCAAACGCATTGTATTGAACGTGGATAGCGTAACCATACCACAAAGCATAATCAGCAACACACTTTCTAAGCAACTTGTCTAATGTCGTTCCTTTTCGATCTACGACCATTTTAAACAGTTCAGGATCGCTTATACCGTTTCCGAATATGTAACGTGCAAAGATTTCGGTACAAGCCCGTGCAACCCCTGAAGCAAGCACAATGTCCCTAACCCTCTCAGGATAGCTATTGTCAGCATCATAAGCCTCAATCATTTCCCGTTTATAATCGGGCAATACTACACGCTGCTTGGTTTTACCTGAAGTGATCTTTGCAGTTGACATCGTTATTCAGTTTTATCGGTTTCTTTCGCCTCAGTCTTTGGCGTTCTTATCTTTTTGCCCAACTGCTTTAAATCAACGGGTGAGCCGTCTGCCATTGTAAAGTGCAAAACGTGTTGAGGTTCGTGTTTTAGTAAAGATTCAACCTCGGCATCAGTAGTGTTAAAGTCCGCATAAGTGCGAGTTGTGCCAAACGGTCTAAACGGCTTCTTAATCTTGTACTTTGTTAGCTTAGATTGACCTGCTTTTTGAAATGTAATCATAGTCTTTTCAGGGATTTCAACGGTTCGATACTTTTTGCCTAACTCACTTAATCGTGCAAGGCATTCAGTAGCGCAATTTACACAATTTCTTTTTGATTTAATCGTAGTTAGCCGATCATTCAAATCAAAGACGCGATTAAGAAGTGCCTCAGTAGGTTTCTTAATCGCGCCCCGTAATGATTCGACCTCAGTTAATAACTGCTGTCCCGTCATAGGTTATACAGTTAGTGCAGTTACCAACGCCTTAGTAGTTACGTAATTGGTATCGAACAAAGTAGCTGGTAGATTCGGCTCTTTCTCTTGTTCAGAGGACGCCAAAACTACATTGTAAGCCCCTTGCGTGTCGCTGTCCGCAGTAATACGTTCTAAAGTGTTAGCTTGTAAGCCCGCACCCAAACCGTAAATCTCGAACGCTGCATCATCTTCAGTCCCTTTGAAACGATTCTCAACGATTGCTACAACTTTCTTGGTTACCGCACCTTGAAGATTACGTTTAATGTCCGCACCATTGTCGAACACCTTGAACGTAATTTCATGGTCGTAAACTTCAGAATAACGCTGTCTTAGCAATGCCGCCCTCGGTTCGATTGAACTGTTTTTACCTTCAAATTGATATGCAACCGCTCCCGATACAAGTGTAATTCCAGTAATTAGATTGGCATTTAACGGATCAACTGTGGTCGATAAAATATCGTCGTAGTTAATCAGATACAAAATGTCCTTTACACCCGATTGAATCGGTTTGTTGCAATCAATAAAGATACTTTCAAATATTCCTTCACATCCTGTTGGCATAGTGTCTTGTTTTTAAAGGTTAAACAGCGTATTGAACAAGATAATCTTCCAACACTTTCGCATCGATCTTGTACATTCCGCGCATATTGGTAGTCTTGTCTTTACGTTCAAACCATACCTCGAAATCTTGAACCGCAGAAGCAGAATCAACACCAACTACAAGGTTAGATTTGGTAGTGTATAACGCACGGTGTGGATTGTCCCACTTAGTACCGTTATCGAAGTCAGCACGGATGGTGCGATCCCAGAAGTTAAAGCCATACAACACTTGACCGCGATACGATACTTGCTGAATACCGTTGATTGTTGCCGTCAATTCAAATACTTGTGATTTCGATTCCAAGAAATCCACATAGTTTTGAACAAGTGATTGTGTTGCGATGATGATTTGATCGGGCTGCGTGCGTAAGCGGTAATCCGATGTGTTTAACAACGCTTTGAATACCAAGAAAGCGCGATCAGTAGCAAGCGCATCTTGAAGAGCGTATGTAGCTGTTGCGTTTTCAGGGATGTCAACGTGGCGGCTTGGGTCTGCTGCGATGATCTCATCTAATTGCTTAAACAAACCATCGATGATATTGTAATCCGTTACAGATACACCGTTGGTAATTTTACCCGCAGGAGAATCATCATAGTTCGCAGCATCTTTGTCGTTAAACCAAACGATACGGAAAGCATCTTCTAACATCGCATCAGTTAAACGATCCGATAAGAATTGTGCCCATGTCGTGCCAGTTAAGTCTGCTTGTGCGATGCCGAGTTTCTTAGCGTAAACCAAGAATGATCCTTCCAAGTTCGCGTAACATTCCGACTGCCAGATTTCCACAGTTTCAGGATCCCAGAATTTCTGAGTTGCTGCGATTACTCCGTTTGTTGGTGTAGAAGAACAACCCGCATCCTTCTTAGTAACCTTTGCAAGTAAACCAAGAAATACGATTTGCTTTTTAGCTACGATGTTTTCTTCGATTGTGTGAAATTCGGTAATCTGAGGTTTCTCAAATACCTTTTCAAATGTGGCTTCAGCGAAGTCTTTAACCTCTTGACCGTTCCACGTTACCGTGTTTAAATTGATAATTCCCATTTCTTATTTTGTTTTTGGAGTGGTTTTTAAATCGTCTTTAGTGAAAAGCGGCTTTGGCTCGTCTGATACCTTTTTAGCCTTGAATGAATTGCGTGTAGGTGCTACATAAGATTGCTCCAATTTAGCGTTGATAACCTCAACCGTTTTAGCGTAGGTTTCAAGTTTCGCGTTCAATTCGGAAACACTTGCTTTCAATGTTTCGTTTTCGGCTTTTAACGCCTTCATTTCTTCATCTTCGTCCTCTGACATTGCAGCGACTACTTCAGAAATTACACCCGCTTCAACACGGATAACCGAGCCGTCTGCAAGTGTGTAATCTCCGTCCGATGCAGGCGTGCCGTCTTCGAGTTGCACGGGATTACCTACTTCAGGGCTTTCCGATTCTGTTACGATGTTAATTTTAGAACCGTCTTCGAGTTCCATAACCATCGCTTTTGTTTCTGTAAACTCGTTTTTAATGCCGAGTTTGTTGCTAATACTCGCAAACATCGAGTTTAGCTTCTTTTCGATTTGGTTCATAATTGATTGATCTGATTTGTTTATTGGTTTTTCTTGAATGTCGAGAATCGCAACGGCTTTGATCGGTTCGAGTACCTTAGAAATGAATCCAAGTTCTTTGTACTTTTCAACTGAAATGAAATCATTCGCCTCCATTGCTGATCGAATAGCTTGTTCATCGCTGCCCGTTTCTAATACATAAATCCCGACAAGTTCATCTTCAGTAGCTTTCAATGCGTCTGAATAGTTCTGCATCGTTTTAGCATCGCCCGAAATCTCTCCCCAGGGGTTGTGAATTAACGGCTTGGAATAACTCTCAGCAAAACGGTTTTGCTTTGGTGCTGCTAATTGGATAAGTGTTGCTATTGATGCAACCGTTCCTTTTGCGACCGTTACGACATTACACGGCAAAGATTTCAGGTAGTTGTAGCAATCCATACCTTCGTGATATGAACCACCTTCAGAAATGATGTTAACGGTAACGGTATCTTTTTCAGTTACCATCCCGATCTGTTTGTGAAGATTTGGCAAAGTGATACCTTGCTTTACTTCACCAACTATCCATGCTGTGATGTCTGCCATGGGTGTAAAATTAAAACAACCTATCGTTGCAATGATTACTTTTGTTTGCAGCAAAACGAAACAACACATGAAAGCATTGGTTATGGGATTAGGAGAATCCGCAAATAGATTAGACGGTTACGATTACTACATCGGTCTAAATGATTGTCGATTAAAGTGTGATGCGATTGTATGTGTTGATCCACCTCGCATATTCACGGGCGGTCGAATAAAGTACATGATGCAAGATACTACCGCGATGTACACGCAATGCAACGAGTGGATTAGTTACCGATCCAACGTGCGCCCGATTGAACTAACCAAGCACCGCCACGACATATCCGAACTGCATTTAAAGCAGCACTACCCTCATTCAATAACCTCGGCTTATGTAGGTGTTATCCATGCGTATTTTATGGGGGCTACTGAAATCGGGATTAATGGTGTTGATTTATACGGGCACAAATCACTCGGCACGTTACCAAAAATAACAAGGGTAATTGATGATTTTATGAAACTTGATAAAGCCTTACGAACTAAAGGGGTTCGGATGTATTTAGCTACTGATATGTTTGGGGCTTTAACGGGAAAAATTGAAAAGTGTTTGGAGGTATCGAAATAGTTTGTATGTTTGCCTACGAAACAGTTGGACGTTTCTAAAGACTTATCTACTGGGGTAGATTTACACAAGAGCCTGATCGCGTCCAACCGTTTCAGGCTTTTTCGTTCTTTATATCCCGTGCGTGTTTGTTTCATACTTAGTTAGGAAAGACAGATTGATACAGTGCAGCACGCACGGGGGAGAATGAGAAACTAAAATAAACAGATGAAAAAGAATTAATATATCAAATTATAAGCATCTCCGAGAAGCCAATTTGTTCGGAGTGAAAAGGCATAAAGGGTAAGACCGAAGCGTATTAATTAGCAAAGACAATTTCTCATAATATTCTGTGTTCGGACAAAACACTTTCCAGCAGAAGCCGACGACCGAGCGACCGATTCTCAGGAAGCAAAATCAGGCGAGGAAGTGTTTATCTCTTTAGGGGTAGGGGTAAACACTTTCTTTGCCTCCTCCCTCACTCCCTCAAACTCGTAAGCAGACTAACTATGTCGATTAAAAAAGACTACAAAGTATCTCATAAAACGCATCAATCAATAGTTAGAAAACTTCGTGATTACGCTAAGAAATTAGGTAAAGACACTTCAAAATTTTGTGATATGGATTTTGTTCGTGTTTATTGCGATTCAAAAAAAATTGAGCCTCCAACAAAATCTTTTTGGAAGTATTGGGCTGTTGAAATAATGAACTCTGAAACTTGTAATGTTCTAAACAAAAAGAATATACCAAAAGTAGAAAAGAGAAAAAAGAAGCAGCCAAAACAAAAATCAAAAAAATATATTGCAAGTGATCTGTTTTTTCAATTAAAGGAATGGGAATTGCTAAGAAGAAAAACACTACGAACCTATGGATTGAAATGTATGAAATGCGGTGCTTCAAGATGCGAGTTACACGTAGATCATATCAAACCACGTTCAAAGTTTCCTAACTTACAATTTGAATTTGACAACCTTCAAGTATTGTGTAGAGATTGCAATATGGAAAAGGGAAATAAACACACGACAGATTACAGACCAAAATGAAAACACTAATTACAACCGTCCTGCTTTTAACGGCACTAACATCACAAGCCCAATTCGTCCAACCACAACCCAAACCGATTGACCTTAAACTCGAACAATTCAGAAAGGAACACGCATTTGGTACTGGTATGCAAATTGTCGGAGCGGCTATTTGTGCTTTAGGTTATTACGCTCAAAAAACAAATGGCAACCTTTATAAACCATTCTACGCAATGGGTGGAGCGATTATGTTAGGCGGCACAATTACAAGAATGTCAAGTTATAGACACCTTGCTATTGAAACTCAGGAATAGGGATATTAAGCGATTCGACCTCAACAAGTGGCGTTAATCCGTGAACAGTCAATCCGCTATTACCACCATTCCAATTCTGATAAGCCGAAACGATTTCTTCAACTCTGTCTTTGTAGTTACGTAACGCACTCGAATTTATCAACTTCATCCGTATATCTTCACGCACGTATGAATAGTGGTGCATCTGAATAGTCGATCTCGGAAACACTAACACTTTATTCGATGGTAGCTTACGTGTTGGATCAGCTAAGACTGGAAACTGTACAAACTCCCTAAACCGTCTGATGTCTTTTGAATCGGTCTTGAAAAATAGCGTTACGTAATATGTTTCAGGTTCGGCATAAACCATCCGACTGTTACCGTAGTAAGTCTGCATCATACAAGCAGAAGCATCACTACCCGACCGTTCAAATTCATTCTTAGCCCGTTTTAATTCGGATAGATTGTACATTTCATCACAGTCCATTGTCATAAACAATTCGCACCCGTTTTGCCTGGCTATATCAAGCCCGATGTTACGTTTAGCGATCTCGTTAAAATGTGGCGTTTGGGTAAGGTCGGGAATGTATTCAATGATGTAATGAAAACCAAGCCGTTGAAGTAATGCGGGAATGTCCTTGTCGATCACATTGCCATAGTTCGATATAGACTGATAAACCCCGATCAGCATATCTGTTAATGGTCTTATGTTCTTAACGGACGTTTCGAGATTTTCAACCCCGTCAAAGATATTGTAGGCTACTGCTAATTTCATTATCTAAAGATTGTGTCGTTTCCTTTCCAATCCATTTCGGGAGCGGTATAATAGTACAATGCGATTGACTTACGGCTCTTGTCTTTCGGGCACGTTAAAGGTTCAGGATGTCCGTGCCAAGATTTATCAGTCGTGCTGAATATTACCACATTGCCAAGTTCGGGATTAACACAAACCTTTTCATTTAGATCGGTATCGTAAAGTTTTATTCCACCGCCCCACTCAGGACGCCAATCTTCATTTAGATAAATCAGTACGTTAATCCTTCGATTTGCTCCCCATGTGCCGTGCTTATCAAAGTCAACGTGAATACCTAACTTACCGCCCGTCTTGATTTCGTGGTAACCGCCTCCGATAAGATAAGGATCGGGCATAAGATTTTCGATGCCAGTTAATTCGGTAAGCCATAATAGAAACGGCTCGGAATTACAGAACCTTACTAAAGTCTTTGCGCTGTCTGACAGCTTCGATTCTCCGAATGTAACGTGTTTCTTTTCGTGATGGTTGTTAAAGATACGATCCGCATTGATCGCTAAATCGGGAAACTCATTAGCAACCGTAACAAGAAATTCACGATTGAAAATATCTTTGAACGTAGCGTGCGCAAAAGGTTCGGCACTTAGATAATCTGATTGGTTAACGGGCGGAAAACTGAAGATCGAATTGTCGGATAAGTTCATCGTATTTTGGTCTAAGCCCTTCTGTTAGGTCGTGGCGGTTAGTAAGTAGGTCGTGTGTTTTCGATTCAAGATGGATGCAATGAGCGTCTGCGATTAGTGCGTGTTGAAACTTGTTAGCCTTAATAACATGACCGTAGAAGTTATCCTGAAACCAAAACGGTAATTCATTCGGGAATAACGTATCGATGCCACATTCATAAAGTAAGTAACGGCTAAACATCAAAGCCCATCCACAAAGTTGATAAGACGTTCGATAACCGAATGTAATACCTTTGTAGGCTTCGTGTATTGCCAATGTCGGGTCTTTCGGGCTGCATGAATCTAATCCCGTGTTTATAAGATTGTCGATACAACTTTCACCAAGCAACACATCGTTATTCAGGACCAAAAAATAATCGTAAGTGATTTGATCCGCTACGATGTATCTGATGCCCTCTTTTAAGTTTCGGTTGTAGTTAAACGGTTCTTGTTGTAATATCGTACGAGCGTTTCGATACGGGTGTAATACGTGGCTATCAACAACCAACACATTAACACGGTGCTGTTTTGATTTAACAGAATCGATCGCCGCTTGTGTCATTTCGATCTTATCTTGATCGGTCGAGGCTGCTAAAATGATAACTGCTATATTCATGCTTTACGGAATGATTCAATAAGGTTCAAAATAGTTTGGTCTGGAATAACATCAACCAACAACTCAATGAATTTAGGCTGATAGGTTTGAACGATTTCCATAGGTGCGAATCCATACACGAAGCTAAATAAAGCCATTAGACCGCTTACCATTTGCGAATCGGAATAAGTGATAAACATATTACCGTGCCGATGTATAAACGCATTGTTATTACACCGTTGCACCTTGCGTCCGTAGGTTATAGCCGCTTCGTAATTCTTAGCCATTGAGCAAACGTAACCAACGCGATCTTCCCACGCTGTAAACATTGCGATTTGATCGCGGTAATACTTATCGCGGGTTTCTATTGTCTGAGTTTCAAGTACCATGCTAAATCGTCTTTAATATGTTTGCGTAACTCGTTATGATTCGGGTCTGATGTGTAACGGCTAAATCCTTTGTTGTGCCCAACGCCTCCACACATTCCGATCCCGTGTTTAATCCCGATTGAATATGCCTTGTTCGGTTCGATGGTTTTACCGCCCGCTATTTTCCACATTGCCATATCTAACCATACCTCGGTGTCATGCGGATATTTAAAACTCAATGCAGCTTCTTTGGTTATTAACGTACTCATCAAAGACGCACGACCCTTGTGTTGAGAGTTCCAGTACCGACCTCCAAAAATGTAACAGTAGATAGTATAACCGATTCCAAATATCGGAGGCTTACCCATTCGTTTCCATCCGTCAACCATAATCTCAATGTATTGCGGGTCGTACCAATCATCATCCTCCATAATCAGAATAACATCCGCCCCGTTTTCGATTGCTCGTTCAATACCTATCCTAACTCGGTACGTTAAATCGGGTTTGATGTTGGTAGGTTCGTCAACGATTATCCATTGATCGGGCTTTCGTGTTTGACGATTCATGTAAAACTTCAACCGATCTAAAAACATTGATCGTTTCGGGTCGTGGTGTGGGGTTACAACTGCTACGTTCATGCTGTTTGTTCTGCTGTGATGTACTGATTTTTCTTTTCAAGTGCGTACTGATAGCAAGCATCAAAGTCAATCGGTGGGCACTTAGCATATTTAATTTGACCCGCCCAAATAGCGAAGGGAAGCCCCGCTTGGTTTAATAATAAAATGCCAGGGGCGTCTTTAGCAAAATCGTAGGTAATGAATAAATCCTTTTCGAGTTGGTGCATTTGAGCGAAATAGTTCTTTCCGCTTATCGTAGTCTTTGGAATGATGATATTAAACGCATCACTCATTTGAACATGACCTTGTGCCGCAGTTACTCCACATACTTCGATCCGTTCAATCACTTGACGGGTAGCAAAGGATAACAACGCCTCCATATCAAACACGAATACATTCTCTGAAATATTCAATACAATAGCCGCGGTATCAATAAACTCGTTATGCAAATTCATTATGTACTTGTTCGGCTTTTCGTTTATTACGGACGAACAAACGATGCCTTGATAATCTAAGAACGCTTGATTGTAAAGTGGTACTAATTCGCTTGAACGGTTTGTGCAAATTGCTAAGTAAGGGTTTTGGTCTTTCATTTATTTAGGGTTAAAAAATTGCTTTGCTCTGTAAACGGTTGATAAATCTACGCCAAATTTTGCGGCTGTTACCTTTGCCGCTTGAAGTTTCTTTCGATGCTTAACTGTCATTTCGGTTTGGTAATGATAGTAAATATCTCGATACATAAGCGGCTTAAATCCAATCAGACCTGCCTTGTAAAGTTCGGTAAGCATCCCCGAAACCGTTAACTTATGTATCAATTCTTCTCTTGTCATATTGTACCGCTTAACCTAACTTCTGCATAATCGTTTTGACCTTTGTTTATATCCGCGACCCGAACGATTGGAGCGGGTAGTAAACGGATTGCATCGATCAAATTATTATTACCGTCTGATGCTGCTGTAACGCTCGGTTGAAAATCGATTACACCATCTCGAAACTTTGGCGAACCTACGAAATTTTCGAGAAAGCCTGGGTACATATTTTGAATTGCCCGTGTGCCCCATGCAGGGATTACCGATTCTCCACGCGATAGATAAGCGGGGATCGAATCTGATGTTTCCGTTCCCGCCCCTTCTAAACCGATCACACCTCTTGCAAATGCTTTCGGAGTTGGTTTATTGATTTGCGACTTAGCCAAACTAAATGCGATGTTAACCGCTGCGGATAATGCCGCTCCAGTTGCTAAACCTACCACGCCTTTTGATGCGACTTGTTTGGCTACGATTTCAACCAATGAAGCATTAACGGTTTTTTGCAATGTGTCAAGAAGTAAGGTAATAACACCACGACTAAACTTTTGAAGGTCTAATCCCGTTTCGGTTAGTGATTGTTCAAATACTGCTGTAACAGATTGACCGAACGCGACTGCTGCGGCTGCTTGTTGTTCGTATGCAGCATTTTGTACGTCAACTTGTGCTTGCTGTAATTCAAGAAACTTTTCAAAACTAATGTCGCCTTGCTCTTCAACAAATGCGTTATAGTCAAGAACTATCTGTTCACGTTCTAATCCCGATGTCTTTTCAAGTTCAATCAACGCTAATGCAGTTTCTTGACTTTGTATTAATATTCCTTCTTTCTCTAATGCTGCAATATCAATGTTTGCTTGTGCCGCTGTAAGTCGTAGTAAAGTCCTTGCTTCAAGTTGTTCTTGTGTTGTTACTGTTAAAGTTGAAAGTTCTGCTTTAGCGGCTTCAATATTCTTTTTACGTTGCTCGTCTTCTTTTTCAAGTTGTTTCTTTTTAGCATCCGCAACCGCAGCAGCTTCAGCTATTTCAAGATCGTTAATTGACTGAGCAAATTTCTTTCGTTTTTCAAGTGCTTCTTTTTCTTTCTTTTCTTGTTCTTCACGAATCTTCTTTGCCTCTTCTGCTGCTTCCCGTGCTGATTCAATTTGAATAGCCGTTACCTCAACCGTTCGATTTGCAACCTCGTCTTGAAGTCTTTGAATTTCTGCTTTCGCCCCTGCAAATGCTGTGGCAGAAACGGTCTTTATTAGTCCAAGCTGTGATTCAATAAACTTGATTTGACGTAACGCTTGATCCCTGAAAAACTTTTCCTCTTCGATCTGTAATGCTTGCGTGTCTTTTCCTGCTGCTTCAAGTAATCGCTTACGTTGAGTAAATGATTGTTTGGCTTGGTCTAAGCGTCTTGTTTCCGCATTGATTAGTTTTTGTACTTGCGTTTCTTGGTTCTTAAGTGATTTGGTTTCATCGTCCGTAACGCCTATGAAGTCCAAAAACGCATCGGTAGCCTTACTGATAAATTCACCAACTGCGGCAAGACCCGGTATAAATCTTAACACCGCTTCTTTGACCTTATCAAAATTGGTAATAAGCAAACCTACACCAACTACCAACGCCCCGATCCCAGTTGTTGCGAGTGCTAACCTGAATATCTTAAGTGCGCCCGTTGATGTACCTACGACAAAAGTATAGGCTGCTGTGGCGGCTGTTAGTGCGTTTGTCTTAGCAAGCGTTAACGTGTCAATGATTGCACCTTTTTCTTTGATGATATTGGCTAAGTTCAACGCGACATTAACCCCTTGTGCTGCTGTGGCTAATTTCTTTTGTGCGTCTTCATTACCTTCAAACTGAGCGGATAATGCTTGGAATCCCGAACCGAGCAAACCGACTGTGATTAAAGCATCTTCAAACGTTCGCTTAACGGGGTTCTTAGGTTCACGATTACCAAACTCATCGACCTTGCCCGTAGCTTGTTCAATGGATAATCTAAGGTTAGCCGCTTCGTCTGATGCGTCCTTGAATCGCTGCGAACCGATGTCAGTATTTTGAATAATGTCATCAAGTTCCTTTAACCTTGCTCGAAGCCCCGCAATAGAATTAGACGATTCTTCAATCGCTTGCTTATAGCCTCCTACTTGCCGCCTAAAATCTCCGATCCCTTCTTCAGTTCCTTTAAGCGTATTGGTAATGTTTTGAATTGACTTTTCAAGAACTTGACCGGCTACGGTGTTAGTCCGCTCTTCTTTGGATAAAGAATTGAATTGAGCGGTTAAAACTGATAGGCTTGCTTTTAATTGGTTGTTACTACCTTCTGCTGCCTTATTGGCTTGTGCCGCTTTAAGTAACTGATTTTCGTTTGTACGAACCTCGGCACTTAATCGCTTTAACTCAACCGCGTTTTGGATATACTCTTCAGTCAGGTCTTGACCCGATGCCTTTAACGTCTTTTGTTGAGCCTGCAATTCGGCTAATGACTTACGCAATTCGAGTGAGTTCTTGGTCGCTTGCTCAGTATCGAATTGAATGTCAAGTATTATCTTTTCAGTTTCTTCAGCCATTATTTCTTAGTTGCAAAAAAAGTACATATCAATCTTATTGTAACCCCTCTGATAACAGAGCAAGTCAAAGCGCATGAAGTTAGTATTGTTCTTTGACATTATTGAACGGGCTTTGAATTTCAACGCTGCCATTCGATCAAGTTTAAGATATTCTGGTCGTGTCATATCCTTACAAGTGTTACCGATGTTACGTCATTAGGGGTCGTAAACTCTTTTATCTCATTGACAAAATAGTAAGCCCCGTATTGAGAAAGATAAACGGGCACACTAAAATCAAAATTCTGAATATCTAAACAGTTAAGCAGAAATTCAGCATCCAATACCAATATGTCAGGTGCTAAATTATCCAATACTTGTGAGTAGTATTCCACATACAACACCGCCCAATCCAATGAAAAGTTATTAACATCGTCAAAATAGCCTACGTTATCCGTTCCGCTTGGTGTTATTGCGGATTGGTTAGGCGAAGCGTAGGTAGTACCCGTTGTTGTTCTGATTAGTCCAACACGATTTTTATCATCAAACTTGTTACGGTTATTATCCCCATCCCAAATGTCAATAAATGCAATACCTTCTAATCGTATCGCGTTACGCTGTTCAATAGGTACAAAATCAGATTTTATGTAGTCTTCATTTTCGGGTAGTTGAGTATTGCTGATGTTAAGCAAGTAACTATAAATATCAAACTTGTCGTAACTGAATAATGTTTTTTTACCCAATCCACTTAACTCAAATCTGAATTGTGCCGCATTGTTAATCGTCAACTTATCAGACCAATCATAAGGGTTTGCCTTGTTGGTTTCAAGTTCGTTAAGTTTGAACATTCTAATCTCACGGCTGTACTCATCCACTTGAAAAGATGATCCCGTAAAGTTTGCTATCTCTTTAAAAAACTTACCACAATCCCAATCGGGAAGGTTTGGTGAAAGTGTGATCGGACGGTTGTAGGTAGTTGTTTCCAAATTGCACTCAACAAGCGTTAACTGCATAGTGTATTCAATCGATACGTTTGCAACGGGTGTGCTTGCTGTGTTGCCACTAAACCCGCATAAGTACAGATACTCATCCGAATTGGTGAAGCTATCATCGGGTATATTGGTTTTGGTAACATCAATAAATACCTCCCCGCCAAATGTGCCCATCGTTGGGTAACTATCAAACCATACTGCGGTCGTTGCCGTTCCTAACCTACGAAACAAACAAACTCCACCAAAGTAACCGCTTCCAAAAGCATCGTACAACCTGATTGTATAGGTGAGTTTGAATTTATACGTACCCGCTAACAATAACTCAAATCCCGTCTTTAAAGAACTTCCAACCGAATAGCCTTGATTGCTGTTAACGATACTCCAACGATCAACTGTTTCAGCAGTTAAACTATCAACAGCACAATTCACAAAGCCGCTACTAATACCTGAAATGTTAGCCGTGCCGCCCGTGCTTAATATATCCCAATCAACCCGCCCAACCTCTTCACAAACGACCAAGTAATCATTCATTATTAACTTGTCGTTTTTAGCTGCACTAATTGGTAACACCAACTTTTCAAGCAATGGATCGGTATAACCACTACCAACGAAATTATAACCGAACTGATTAGCGATTCGGTTCATTAAGAACTTAACATAAACCCACGGGATCAACCCTTTACAGTTTACCGTTTGAAATGCTGATAACTGCCCACCGTTCTGAAATATCGGATAAGTGTAAGCATCAGTCCATACGTTATCTTTAGCCGCAACGATAGACGCTTGATTCCATCTATGATCGTAGTCGCGTAATGAGATCGATCTTAGCTTGGTCTTTTTCAGTAGGTCGAATAGATTGCCCGTATCAACCTTTAACTGTAATTCCGCAACGTCCGAAACTTGTTCGATAACAATTCGCACGTTACTCACTATCTCAATCCCGTCCGATACTAACTTACCATTCACATCTTCATAAACGGTGCGAGATGTCGTGTTAGCTTGCAGAAATCCTAATGCTGCTTTGTTCTTAGAAGTTAACGGTACGCTGAATTTATTGGTAAAGCTACCCGCCCGCCCATTAAAGTTTCCGATGTTCGCGGCACGCTTCGACAAGCCCACCGTAGTATCGGGAAACAAGTCTAATTCAATATCGTTAACGACTAACTGTATCATGCGCCTTGATTAAATACTTCAGGAAAAACAAAACTAAATTCAATATCGAATAAATTAGCCTTTGCCGCTTTGATCGCAAAAGTGCCAGGTTCTACAATTACCTCAACTTCATCATAAAATCCCGTTACCACATTAGGCGTTACGACATAAACCATCGGAGAGCCTAACAAAGTACTGATCCCGTCCGAATCGTTCTTATCCAATCCCGTCATTCCTACTTGAAACTTCTTGAATTGGTTTTTCTTCTTTACTCTGTTGATGCCTGTGAGCGTATCAATTCGATTGAATGACTTTCGGTACGTTCCTTCAAGATCGATTTGTGTAGTTTCGCGGTAATTGCCCTCAAACAAATAAAATCCAAACGATCCATCTGGAGCTAACCACCGTAAAAACACCGAATTGCAAGATTGTAAATCAGCAGGGCGAACTTTTACCATTCGTTGCTCAGTTACCCGAACATTGCCAATCGCTTTTTGTAGCCACACCCACACCTTACGTCTATTGTCAATCGATGTAATACCACCCAATGAGAATATAAACGTCTGAAATGCGCTGTCTGGTAGCACGTTTAACGCTACCAATCCCGTTGTTTTGTTACTTGGCGGCAACTCGTTTATGTTTGATGTGTAGTTCGTAAAGGTTGCAATGTTTACATTCCCCGGTAAGTAGTTAGTGTCCCACAAGAACGACAAGTGATACGGAAAGTTTGGATAGACCGTAGGCACTTCAAACGGGCTTAAGAATTTGCCAGGGGTTGTATCGTCTGAAATAAAATATTCTTTGTAGTTGCCGTTGAAATCATGCCCAATCTGAAACGCTCCGTTAACTGCATACCAATCATTGCCGTTCGCCACCTCAGAATTAGCAGAACCAGTCCAAAACTCTTTAGTCGCTACCTTAAATTCAAACATCGCATTGGTGCTGACTTGGTTTGCCGTTAACACCTCGGAGGTTATATTGTAATCGCTTTCGTTATTAAGTCTTGATTGAACAATTCCTTGTATGTCGCACTCAATAACACCGTTTGTCTTAGGTGTGTATTTGATCGTTGCTACATCATTATCCAATAGATCCGATATTCTTAGTGTCATGTAGTAATTAGGACGCAATGTGAGCAGGTTAACATAGCCACCAATCACAAAAGATCCCGATGAAGGTGCGCTTATAACGATTGATGTGGATGAAGGAATATCAAGTATCTCAAACACCCCATCGAACTTACCCTCGACAAACACATACACGCTATCCCCATCGTTTAATGTTTCAGACGGTGCTGCTGTGAATACTATCAATGCGTTACGTGCACCCCCTTCACTAATTGAAGCAACTAAAACATCTTTTCGGGTGTAGCTAAATAACACGGGATTCCATGCAGCAACCCAACGCGAGTAAACGGGTGGCGAATCTTCACCAATGATTATTTCAGGAGTGTAGTTAGTTACTAACATTTTTCAGGTCTTGTTTGATTTGAAATACAAAGGACGTAATTAATTCACGTTTAAGCGCATCTAAACGCCCATCATTTATAACACCCGTTATTATTTGCGTTGGATTTGTTCGTCCGTAAAAGTCTTTCTTAATCGAATTTAACAGCGTTCCTTCACGGTGTATCTTTCGAGTAATCAAAAACGCTAATGAATCTTTAGTGATCGTTCGCCCTTGATTGTCGGGTTTCGGGATGATGCCTTTATCGTCTATCCATTTACGAATGATCGATCTTAACACACCCGATCCACCGTTCACCGTTGGTTTGCGTCCGATCTCAATAGCAGCGTAATAGCCCGCAGCATACACACGCAATCGGTTAGGGTCTAAAGTGTATCGAAACGACTTTGCTAAATTGCCCGATGCAGAAACACCTGAACGAGTTACCGAATCCGATAGATCGACTTTGAGTTTATCAGCAAAACTTATTACGGCTTTATTATCTAACCCGACTGGCATAGCTACAAATTATTTATGAAGCCTATTGCCTCGGTTGTGTTAGTGAATGATTGACCGTTAATGGTGCATTGTAAAGCGGACACCATAGTTACATTACCGCCTGCTGCTAAATGAAACCAAACAGCATCAATGATCTCAGTATTTTCCAAGTCTAAAGGTGCGTTAATCTCACCCATAACCGATGAAGTAAATCGCACTATTCCGTTTTCGATTGTGATGTCCATTATGAGTTTACGTATTTTTCGATTTGTAAAAGAATGTTTTTGGTAACATCCGAGCCATTAATATCTTGACCCGTTGCTATCAAATATTTGTCAGTAGCCCAATTCACATTTAGTATTGACGTTTGGAAGTTACCGATGTCGTTGGATGACGATGTAGATGTTAGCACCACGTATGTTTCCGTTGCGGATACTATTGTTATCCTACGCATTATATCTGAGAACGAGGACGCACCATTTACAGCCGCTCCAAACGTGGCCAACAATACCGCTCCCGTTAAGTTGTTTGCATCGTTCAAATACAGTCTAATCGTTGTGCCGTTATTCGCCCCTACCTTATGATTTCGAGCAAATACCTGAGCCATCATATTTGCCGTCAACCAACCACCTTCGATAAGTAATGAAGATAGCTGAGTGATAGCCGTGCCGCTCGTTTCGGTTGCCGATCCGATTACTTGTTTGATGGGCAAAGCGGGTAATGTATTGGCGATGGTGAAGTTTGGATAAGTACCCGAAACCCCTATTCCCGCCCCTGCATTAATAACGACCGTCTGATCGGGTGCTGTGTTGGTTACGGTGTTACTTGCTAAACTTATTCCCGTTCCTGCTGATAGTGCGTTTTGCTTTGCGTTCCAAGTCGCAGCACTCGCAATGTAACTATCGGCTAAGTCAGTAGTCAAATGTAACTCATCGATCAATGTTACACCGCCCGTTATCGATGCAGCATTACCTGAACCGCTTGATTTAACAACTGTCAAAGCCTCGCCGTTACCGCCTTTAGTAATCGATGCAGCAACACCCGACCCGCTTGGATGGCTAATAACTAAGTCTTTAGCACTTAAAGTATGGGTTCCTAAATCTACATTTGTTGTTGCGCCCGTGTAAGGTACTAACCCCGATGTCGATGGGATGGTTGGCTTGTTCTTGATAAAGTCAAGTGCAGCGTTATTGGCTTGATTCCAATCGCTTTGAATCTGTGCAGCAGGGATTGACGGTTTATTGAGAATCTCAGCAATACCACTAACAGCGTTCCAATCCGAATTAACCTGAGCGGGTGGTATGCTTGGTTGATTAATCAAATCGGTATAGCTGCCACTTGTCGCAACGGTTGCAAGTGTTGGCTTGTTTAATATCTGAGCAACACCACTTGAAGCATTCCAGTCAGCGTTTACTTGTGGCGTTTCAGCAGGAACATTAACCGTTACGTTGCCAGCCGATGCAAGTGAAGCCGTTACGTTACCCGTGAAGTTTATCGATGCCGCTGCATTGGTTACGGTCGTTCCTTCGTCTTGTACACGAAGCGATCCACCACCACCTCCTCCTCCGATTGCCACCAATGGATCTTCAGTTGTGCCGTTACCTGTTATCGTAACGCCGTCAACAGCAACCTCAGTCAAGTAACGACTAAACGGTGGTAAGTCTTCAGGTACAAAAGTTCCCGTTGGGCACACTTGCTCATCCAATGGAATCAATTCAAGAGTAAAGGTTGCAGCTACACCCGTTAAGTTCGCATCGAAGTCATTGATGTAATCCGCGTAAGTGATTGAACTAATCGATTGAACGTAATCGGAAAAGCTATTCAAGTTAACAAAGAACTGATCCGCAGCCAAACGCATATCACCAACAATAGGCTCGTGCAAAGCGAATTGATATTCTAACTCCGACTTACTTGCAAAGATCACTAAGCATTGGTAGCTATCTCGTAACCGCCCACCGCTTGCAATAGTTACTGGAATCGATAACGGACGAACTAACATAATCAACGGCAATCGCTGATCGTCTGCTTCGATGTTATTCAATAGCCTCGTTCCCGTTATAAACGTGAAGCCTGTTATATTTTCGGCTGCTGTCTTGATTAACTCAACCGCTCTTAGTGTACTCATTTTCTTTTGGATTTGTCGTTAATCAGTTTGTTGTATTTCTTTTCGGCTGCTTGTATATCTGATCGCATCTTCATCGTTACGTGCAACTCCATAACACTTAAATTGAGATAGTAACTTTCTTTCGTTTTGTCCCCATCAGTAAGCGAATGAAGCGTGTAAAACCACTTGTATTTTTTCGGGATTTCCGTAAAACCTGATGCAACTTCTTCAGGTGAGGGCTCTCGGCTTTCGGCTTTTGTAATTCGATTAAACTCAGATATGTGTTCAAAAAAAAACCGTGCAATGTCAACGCATCCATAAAAGGCAACCCCATAACGCCACGCTCCAACTCATCCACTACCTCATCGCTATACTCGCCTTGAACTAAACAAATCGCAACCGCCTTACCGATCATTTCTTCTGCTACCTTACCGTCTTTGAATAGGTCTTGGTAAGCGATCATTTGAGCGGTCTTGAACTTATTGAAATTGATCGTTGGGTTGTAGACCTTGTCGTTAACAGTAAATTGAAACGGTGGCTTACTTGCTGCGATTCGTTTGTAATCGACCTCTTCATCCGTAATGAAACTAATGCAATCAGTAACCATCCCCCATGCTTCAAGACTTAAGTTCTGCACCTCACCATAAGTCAATCCAGATAACACCGAAACGATTCTCATGTCAGTATATCTGTCGGATGGTTCTTTACTGATCTTAAGAATTTCGATCCATTGTTTGTACGTTACATCTTCCCAACAAACGGGTAATGTAATTTCGATTCCTTTAAATGGTAGCTTCATTGTGTTTCGCTTGGGATTGACATTTTAACTGATTTGATTGTACCGAAACCAATAAGACCGACAATACCATAACGCATCGCATCCATGCCGTCATCGTGTTGCTTAATGACTTCATCGGGTCGGTTTGGGTTGTATCGATAAGATTTGATTTCACGTTGTAAATTTACACTATCGGACGTAATATACAACGGTCTTGATTTAACTACGTTGATCCCCGCAGTTACGCTCTTGTTAGCCATTTTAGCCAAATAGCCCGACCGCTGTAATTCGACAATCACATCGGGTCGTGCAGAATCTACGTGAATCATTGTTCGCTTATCTACCTTACCCTCCATCATTCGTAATAAATCGGACGTGGTTATATTAGTAGCGTATATTACTTCTTTCGCTTGGATTGCATTACCTACCTTACCTACTTCGATCAATGACATTGCGTGTTGATAACCAACGTCAAGCCCATAGCAGTAATCGGTTACGTGTTGTTCAGGTGCAATGATAGCATGAGTATAAACAGAATCCCTCGCTTGTGCTGGCATCCCTTCACCATACACACGCCACAAGTCAGGATCGGTAAGTCGTAACCGTTCGATTTCTTCAATGGTCGCTTCGTTTAGGTGCTTATTGTCTTTGTAGGTTGTGATACATACGGCTGCATCATCGCGGCTCAAATCAGTATAGATCGGGTGTTCAATTAAGGACGGGTTGAAACAGTAGATTATCTTATGTGTTGTTCGTAGCTTCAACTGAGTAACGACATCCCAATCCGCTTCAATCGCTTCATCAACTAACAAGATATGCCGTTTGCGTCCTTGAACTTTGCCAGGCGAATCCAATCCGAAAAAGTCAACTACATTCCCGTTATGATAATAAATATGATCGGTCTTGTTGTAATTCTTTGGATGATACATGCCTACCGAATTAACCAACTCGAAGAAGTCCTCCATTGCGGTTGCTTTGAGTGCATTGTACGTATCGCGGGTAATTGATATTTTAAAGCCCGAATAGTTCCCGATCAACCTTATTATAAACTGCAAAGCGGAATAGGTCTTAGCCGACCTTGTTCCGCCCTGAAGCCCGATAATGCGTTTATTAGGTACGTTATCGATTAAGAATTGTAAGTTCTTATTTAGTGTCATCTTGCATCCAGTCGGGCATATTCTTAACCTCAACTTCTTGTTTATGCGTATCACTCCACTCGTCCTTAAATCGGTTCTTCATGTTGAAAATCCAAGCAGTAGTGTTCAACCGTTTCGATTTACTTGTACCCGTTTGGACGTTCATTTCGCTTTCTTCGATCAAGTGTTCACGTCCTTTTTTCTCCCACCACGCTTGACATAATTGCCTTCCTAATTTTATGGTGTCAGAAAACTCAGGGTTAAAACGATCCGATTCTGGGTTAGTCCAATCGTATAAAGTTTCCCGTGCAATACCAATTTCTGCACAAACCTCAACGATTGATGCACCCTCTCTCATTAGGTCAAGTGCGATCTGATTAAACTCTTTTTTGTAGATAGAAGGTGCTGCCATATCAATTCACGATTAAATTTATCGCACCGCAAAGAGCCGTCAATAGCACGACCCAAGCGATGATCTCAATTAGTGTTACGTCTTTCGGCATCTTCACGTTACAAAGGTAATGAATTAATCGCATCCGTCAATTACGACCGTGAGCGATTCGGTTTTGGCGAGGTGGGTTTTCATGGGTTAGATTTTGTATAATTCTGTTCCTACTTGAATCCAATATGCTTTGACCGATGTAACGCCCCAGTTTTCTGCTTGGGTTTCAATCTCGTCAATTACAAAATTAACGGTCTTGATTGTTTGGTCGTGGTCTGGCATATAACCATCCGTTTCATCCCAATAGTATTGCTGAAACTTAGTGTATAGTTCGGCTGCTTTTTCTCTTGGTGACATCTCAATCGTTTTTGGGTTCTGTGAATGTTTGGGTGTAGTAATGTTCGGCTTGTGCAGTTGCGTCCATTTCGTACATAACCGCATTGTCTTTGTGCGCATCAATTATCTGTTGGCGTTCCATTTCGAGGGCTTGATTAAACGCTTCGGATATTAAGTCATATTGAAGAACTAAAGACCGCTTATTCTTTGTCATTTCTAATTCGTCTAATTGGCATCTTAACCATTCAACTGCTGTTTGCTTTTTCATATCGTTTGTATTAAAGTTCAATCCTTTCTTTGTGCTTCCCCTCGGCGATCTCGTTGAGAATTTCGACCATGCGGGAGTGAGTAATCTTGTCATGGTAATATAGCCATTCAAGTTCGAATATGTGCGCCTCTTTAATCCTATGCGGGTTCGGTTGGGAGGATTGGTATGTTGCGCCTGCCAAAAATCCATCATATTTTTGATAGTCTTTGTAATATCTTTCTTCTTCGTCTAGCGGTCTATTGTGAGTAATATTAGCGTAACTTCTTGCCGCTTGTTCAATCGTTTCGGTCATTGTTCGTTGTGTTTAGGGTTGGTTAGGATATTAGTAACCAATAAGTTTATTTCTCATCCATTTTGCCATGTCTACACCATAATCAAAATTCCAAGTATATTTTTCATTAGAAGCCTTATCAATAGCAATATTTAATATTTCTTCATCACTAATAATAACAAGCAACTTCGACAATTCATTGTACTTTTTTAAAAGCCATTCTTTTGCTAATCTTTTCCCATCTTCTAGATCATCACCTTCACCAATATAATCATTCCCAATAGTTACTGAATAGCTATCACTTTGCTTCCAACCTTTCCATTCAATTAAACATTGACCTAATGGGGTTTCAGAAATAACGTGAGTATAATGGCTTACTCCTTGTGTTGGTTCTTTTGGTTCAGTCCAATTCATATCGTTTTTATTTAAAGTTGTTCTACTTGCCCCCACTTCTTCGCCCACGTTTCAGCGGATTCGGTTTCGATCCCGCCCTCGCAGAAAGACTGTTTCAGGTCGGCAAGTTCGGAGGGTTTGAGTTGTTCGATTTCTTCAAGTGCCAAATCAATAGCACCATTCCAGCCATTATCAAATGATTCATTCTCTTTCGATCTACATTCAATTAGAACCGCCTCCAGTCGCATCAACGCGGTCGGCTGCTTGTCGGTCAGGTCAAGGTTGGTTTGGGTCATTTCGTTTCGTATTTAGCAAGCGTGTAGTAAACAATATCCTTTACAATATCAGTTCTTGGGTGATATGATTCTTGTAATATCGTTTTAGTAGCCCTCAACGCCTCGATAAGTTCCGCTTTCTCGGCTCGGAGGGTGGCGATGGTTTCTATCAGACCGTCATACTCATTCACGCATTGGACGATTCGTTTAGCGTTTGCCTCGTATGGATCTTCTTTTCGTGATCTAAAGCCATCGTGTTCGCTAAAAGATATTTTCGAGTTCTTAGCTACTGCAACTAAATCGCCTTGTGAATCTCTTATAAATCCCCAATCGTCGTGTCGGTGTGGTCTATAAATCCACGGTGTCGGTGTGTGCTTATCGTTGCTCATTGGTCAGGGTGTTACGGGTTAGTTTTATTTCGGCTTGTCTTATTTCTTGTTTAAGCAGTTCCCATATTTCAGGTTCGTGCTGCTTCAATACGTTGCCAATCCTAAATGCAGTGTCTTTATCCATTGAAAGATTAATCGTAATCATTACTTTCTTATCCGCTTCCAAACTCTCCCCCTCGCTGCCAATGAAGTCTGTGGCGGGGTAGATCATTTCGGCTTCATAAAAAGAGTTTTTGTTTACAACTCTAATACCATCGCTTGCTATAAAATCAATACTTCTAAATTTATAAGCCAAGCAATATGGATAAGGTGTTCTTATAGGCAATACATCAAATGGTGCATCTCCGCTATTCCATATACACCCCGCATCCTCCATCAACTGCAAGATCGCATCACGCTCCGCATCATTACTTATCAGAATCGCCTCGTTCGGATTCAGGTCGGTTACTTTTCGTTTCATCTTTCGGTGCTTCAAATGGGGTTAGGTACTCGTCAATTATCTCGTGGCATTTACTCAACTGACTGGCAGGTACTCGCTTGGTCAGGTGTTTAGTTGCTTCAATGTATTTCTTGTTTCGTGCCATATCAATTTATCTTTTCACAAACGTACACAAATAAACAACACGAACAACACTGAAGCGAAAATTTATTTTAACTCATCAAACAGACCGATCTGATTCGCTTGACTTTTCCTTACAATTCCGACAGCTGTTTCAAAGATCGTTTTGCCTGCTTCGTAGTCAACAAGGTTCCTGGCAACTTTAATTATACTTTGTTGTCCGTTATAATTTGAAACATCTATTTCGTGAATTTTACAAAGTTCTTTTAGTTCATCCTTTGCTTGCGATACAACACCACTAATATTTCTATTGCTTAATTTATTTGGCAACGTAAAATTGGTCCAGTATAAGTGTCTATCTCTTTTTACTCCAGGTATTAAAGGCTCATAGTATGGTATAACATTTTCAACAACAAACTTTCCGTTTCGGTAGTAGTGCTGCAAAAACAATATTTCTTGATACAACTTCATGTCTGGGTATATTGGTTGAGTAGTGGTTTCATAATTAGAACTATTCCAATACCTGGCTCGCGAATGACTTGGACAAGGCGGACTGCTCCAAATAAAATCAAACTCTTTAAAGTGGTCAAGTAAATACTGATGAGCATCAGCTATAACAACCGTATCATTTGGGAAACGCTCTTGATACATTCGAGCAAGTTCGGGATCAAGTTCAACCGCTGTAACTTCAATGTCAGCGACTTCATCCCATTTATAACGATTGCCACCAAGACAAGCGTAAAGGTTCAATACTTTTATCTTTTTCATCGTTTAGTTATTTTTCCACCCCGAACACCACCGCTTTGATAATACCATCCCGATCATACTTAGCGGCAAGTTTCGGAAAGTGATGGGCTAGTTCTGCATCGGTTAGTGATTGA